GGCATACATGAACGAGGCATCCACGCTGACAGCCTCCGGTGCTGGCATCGGTGGCCGCACCGCTTATGACCCGGTATTCCACAAATTGCGATTGCTGAACCCAATGCGCGGCCTGTCTAGGAATGTATCAACTGATGGCTCAACCTATCAGTTCAGAGCAAAAACCGGCAATGCTGGCGCTGCTTGGGGATATGCAGTTCAAAACAACGGTGAAGCAACTACGCAGGCAACTTCGATCTGGCAGTTGAACCTGGCTGACATCAACGTGCAGTTTCCCATTAGGACTGCTGCGCTTGACGACATCGATGGCCTGGAAGGAAATGTTGTAGACGATATGCTTTCAGAATTCAGCCAGGCTGAAGGTCAAAGCATGATCGTAAACTCCGACCAAGCCGGTACGACCACTACCGCCACAGGCGGCACCGATGGTTTGCGTGGGCTGAATTCTTATCCTGGGGCAAATGAAGACTATGCTGGCGGCACTATCAGTGCAGCGGCATACGGCACCAGCGGCACCGCAGTGACCAATGGACTTCATTCCATTGCCACGTATGACCAGATCACTACCAATGCCGGGGGCGCGGCCAATAATGTCAGCTTCCAAGACTTGATCCTTTTCCTGCACAGCCTGCCACAGCAATACTGGAACAACACCAACCGCTGGATGATTTCACCGTTGATGCTTTCCGGCATCCGTGGCCTGGTTGACGACAACGGCACGCCGGTATTTGAACGCATGGCTCCGTTGGTGACCGATGGAATTATCGGAAGGCTTCTGGGTTATGACGTTGTGGTCAACAACTACGTGGACAGCCCAATCGATCCTGGTACTCCAGCCACAATTTCACAGTACCCAATGTATTTCGGTGACTGGAATCGTGGCCACACCATCGTGGACAGGCTGAACATGATGCTGCGCAGGTACGACCAGACACTGCCAGGCTACATCACGTTCTACGGTGAAAAACGTGTGTCATCTAGCGTGGTCGATCCTTTCTCGATCATTCGTTATCGATCGACAGCAACCGGCGCTGCGTGAGTAAAAGGGGCGGGGAAACTCGCCCCTTTTTTTTGTTTTTCTTGGAGGGTGCATGATTCAGAAAATATTAGACGGCATAAAATTGTCGTGGGCAGAAAACCGCAAAGTCACTATCAATCTGTCTGAAGCCTCTACATTGACTGGCTCCGGGTTGGACATCGGCGGTCGCACATTTTTCGATGACACATTCACCAAGCAACGTTTTATTAACCCTTTTCGTCAAGGCAGCCGAATTCTGCCAGCACCGAATAATTCCGCAGTGCAATTTGTTGCCAAAACCGGCAACGCAACGAATCCAACGAACCCCTGGGGATATTCGGTTGCTCCGAATACAGGCGATCCAGACGTAGCAACAGTGTATTGGCAAATGCCAGTTCGGTTGATTGCTGCACAACTGCCCATCCGAACCGCTGCACTCGATGATATCAACGCACTTGGTGTCGAACTGGTATCAGATTTATATGCGGAATTCAGTGAGCAAGAAGCGCTGTCGATGGCCAGAAACAACGACCAGTCTGGAAGTGCTACAGATTCCACAGGAGCTACGGAAGGGCTGCGAGGGCTAGACTATTACCCCAGTGGAGAAGTCGCTGCATACGGCAGCAGCGGGCCTGCAATGACCGATGGATTACATGATCTTGCCACAGTAGCACTTGAAAGCAGTCCACCGACCTACGACACGATAACCGCTCTGGCTACAGGATTGCCGGCGGCTTACTGGGGATTGCCAGGTACAGCCTGGTATATAACACCGGCATTTATTCAAACCCTGCGGCAGTTAAAAGACACCGCAGGCTTGCCGCTGTTCCTTGAACTGGGTGAGCCAGGTGAAGGCGGGGCATTGGGCAGCATTTTTGGCTGGCCAGTAATCCCAAACCCCTACATGAGCGAGGATTTTCCGGTGTATCTGGCCAACTGGCCGCGCTTTCTGACCATTGCCGATGTCGCGGAAATGTCCGTGCAGATGATGGAGGAGACTGCCCCGGGCTTTATGACGCTGTATGCCGAAAAGCGGGTGTGCAGCACTGTCCGAGATCCGTTTGCTGGTGTGCGATTGTCTGCGTAGGGAATTAGATGAGCGTCGAGAATCTGTCATCAGGCTACAACAACAACCCGTTTAATTATGCTCAATTCGAGCAAGTGGACAGGGATGTTGTTACGCAATGGTTATCGCTTGATGAGATTACCCAGCAGCTGAACCTCTATGGTGATGAAAGCCAAGATGCCTATCTGACACGCCTGGAGCTTGCTACCAGGATGGAAATCGAAGATTACCTGGGGCTGTCGATATTCTCGACCAAGTGGAAAGTGTATTACGGTAATTTCGGGTTCTACAACTCAGCGGTGTTTCTGGACTTGCCAGCAGTATCTGGTCCGAATCAAGGGCAGTCAGGCGTAACCATTTCCAGTGTTGATATTTACACGACCTCTAATACATCTGCGACTACCGTCAGCAGCAGCGGTTATTCCTACGATCCCACCGGCAACCGCGTGATACTGAATTCACTGCCTGAAGGTATAAACACCTTTGTAGCAAATCCGGTTTCTGTGACGTATTACCAGAATGCCTCGCCATTGAGCCAATACCCAGTGATAAAACAAGCTGGACTGTTGCTGCTAACCCATCGGTACAACAACCGTTCGGCTACAAGTGATAAGCCGCTAAGTGAAATCCCGTTTGGTGTGGCCACAATGTTGAGGCCCTACAAGCCATTGGTGATGTAGATGGCAATTGCACGTTTCGAAAATATCAGCGTCAACAATGTAGTAAGCGCAGTCTCGATCTACGGGGAATACACCACTGAGATTGTGGAATGGTTTGTTACTTGCGGAGTGGTGCAGGACGTAACTAATTCAATGCGGATATCGGAAAAGTACCGCGAGTATTTTGACCTGGTGAACATCACAGTGAATTACACGCCGAACATTAAAACGGTAGTCAATGCTCAAAGTTTATACAGCATCACCTGGCGTGGTATCGATTGGAGAATCAGCGACATCCGGGAATCCAATGACAGAATGAAAGTATCAATGGTCTGTTATCGCAACGACCCGGATGTGGCGGTATGACGCAAAGAAGTCCGGTTATATATTCAGCAGCGATTCAATATGAACTGGTAAGTATTTGCGGGGCTGTGCCGGTATATGCAAGTTTTAACAGGAATTTTGCTACAGAGCCTACTTTTGTAACTTGGCAATTGCGCAATGTGGGACAGCCCACATACACGGGCCAAAACAAAAATAACCTGGGCATCGATACACCTATTTTCCAAGTGAGCATTTCTGCGCAAAGTTTTGAAACAGCATTAAATTTAAGTGACGACATTCTGCAAGCACTGAATGGATTTTCTGGGCAGTTCGGCGGTGTAGATGGTTTGTATGTTGCAAAAATTGAAGCCAACTGGCTCGTAAATACTTATGACAACGAAGTAAAGCTAAACGAAATATTTATGGATTGCTCGATGTACGTTCCAACATAAAACAGCACATTAATACCTTAACTTTGATGGAGAACTGAAATGGCTTTAATCGACAAAATTCTGCCCGGTTATGTTGCAACCCTTTGGTGCCAGGACGGGGCCAACCCAACGGCATTAACAGACACCCAGCTTTCAACCTGGACAGCACAAGTGGCTGGCATTATCGGTACAACCGCAGGCGGTACTGGCGGTGATGGAATCGAATTGCCTGTCGAAGCTGTGCCTGCCTTTGGCGCAGACGATGCATTTGCTGCCTACTCAGTCGCAGGCGCCCGTACCGGCGCGAAAATCACCACCCAGAACCAGGTGACCTCGATGACGATCACCGCCGCCTGGAACCCAGCCGATCCAGCCTTGCTGCTGGTTCGTGATGACGGATACAACGGCACGATCATCCGTACCTATTGCGTCGCGGTCTATGACGGCACTGATACGGTGGCTTATTCGTTTAACGGTCGCATTGGTGGCCTCCAGTGGGATATGAGTCCATCGGCTGAAGGCAAATTCATCTTTACCATTCATCCAGTTGGCGGCAATTCCTACGGTTGGTCGAATAACGCTTAATCAGAACATGACACTATATGACAGACATACAACACAAGGGCGACTTGTTTGCCTATCTGATTAATCAATCTGACGCTGGCACGAAGGCTTGGTTCGGCTTTCGCCAGCAGAAGATTGCCGCAATCAATCTCTCTTATGAGATGGCTGCGCGTCATGGAGACAAGATGACGCCAGACGAGATCGCTGATTATGCAAAGCGGCTCAGTGATGCTGTGTTCGAGAAAATCGTTAAATGAAAACGACAATGCGAATCGAGGGACTAGCTGACGTTCAGCGTGTATTTGAAACACTCCAAATGGAAATTGGAGACAAGAAAGCACGAAGCAAAATACTAATCCCTGCAATTAAAAAAGCCATGAATCCGGTAATGATAACTGCCAAGCAGCTATCCCCGGACAATACTGGTGCGCTTGATAGATCAATGAAAAACCTAGCAAAGCGGCCATCAAATAAAGATAGAAAAAGCAAATATATATTTAAATCTGATTCTGTTATCGGCGTAGTTTCCGCAGGTGTAACAAAAGAACAAAAAAACAAATATGGAAAACCTGATCTTCGAGCAATAGCACAGGAGTTTGGTTCTTCACATAACCCAGAACGAGCTTATTTAAGACCTGCCTTAGAAAAAAATGTTGAATCGGTACTAACAATCCTAAGTGCTGAAATAGTGAATTACATAGATAAATTCAAGAGAGCATAAAACATGACAAAAGTAGCAGAACTATTAGGCGGCAAATACCGCCAGGCACAAGCAGCCATTAGAACAAAAACATTTGAATTAGGCGGTCATACATTTAAAGCCCGTATTCCCCTGGTGGCTGAATCAGACGAAATATTTAAGCGGGTGTCGAATCCGCCCGATGAATTGGTAAAGAAGATATTCGACGAAATCACCGCCCCTTTACGCCAGTTCCCAAATGCCGAAACCCTGGTGATAACGGATGAAGATGTTACGGTAGAAGGTCGTTCAATGCGTGATGCCGCAAAGATGCGCATTGCAATGGAAATCCGAATCACTGAAATGATCAAGCTGCTGGTGCCAGAAAGCCCCGAGCATTCACTTGATGACCTTACCTATCAAGATATTGAAGAAGAATTCCCATTATCAATACAACTGGCCTTGGTCGAAAAAATATCAGAAGTCATTTCACCAACCTATAAGGAATCGCGGGGAAACTGATTGGCTCGTTGAGGATGCAGTTAGATTGTGAATTAATCTTCAACGGGCATACGCGGGAAACAATAGAAACAATCGACGTTGAAACTCTAACGAGAATTCAAACAATGTATGCAGACGGGCTATTAGGCAATCGCGGAATAATCAATGCACTGGGAGCATTAACTGCTGGCGTGTTTAATTATATTCGTGCGCCCAATGCCCCTGCCTACAAGCTGGAAACTATTATTGGCCGTGCACATGATTATATATACCCACCGAATACAGATACCGAAAACAAGCAGCAAGTGAACAATGCCCTGATCAGTTACATAAAACGACAGCCAGGGGCGCCAATAGGGAGATTATTTTAATGGCTATCATCGCACGTTTAGGGGTTGTATTAGGGCTGAACACTACTGAATTTGTCACTGGTATGGCAAAGGCAGATAAAGTCATTGCCGATTTCAGAAAATCCATAAACAAAATGGGGCCAGTCGTTCTTGGTGCCTCTGCTGCGTTTGTGGCTGCAACGGTGTCAGCGCTTCACTATGCCGATTCAATTGCAGATGTGGCGGTCGCAAACAATGTAAGCATCGACACAATAGTAAAACTACAAAACGCTTTAGCAATGAATGGCGGGGAAGCTGAAAACGCTTCAAAGATTATGAGTGGGTTTACAAAATCAGTGGAAAGCGCTGCTGATGGTTCAATCAAAGCACAGCAGGCATTTGCAGATGCTCGGGTATCAATAGACGATTTAAGAAATCTATCGGATGAAGATTTATTTAAGAAGACGATTGAAGGACTAGACAAAATACCTGATGCATTAACGCGCAATGGTATAGCAATGCAATTATTTGGCCGAGCTATTAAAGGCGTTGATGTTAAAAATCTGAACACATCAATGAAAGATGGTGCGGAATTAGCAGAACAGCAGGCAAAAGCAATTCAAGATGCAGGTGACACTTACGATATATTGGGGCAAAAAGCCCGTGACTTTAATCAAATGGTGGCAGAAAAACTTGGCCCTACAATAAAAAGCTTTGTCACTTATTTAGATAAGGACGGCAAAGAAGCAATGGAATGGCTTGCAAATTGGATGCTTGGCTCTGCTCAAGCCATGGCTATATTTGTAACAAGTGCCGTGACAGGAGGAAAAATTCTTATAGATGTCTTTAAAGACATTTCATTTATGACTATCAGTCTTTTTTCCGGCCATCCATCTGGAATAAAAGACTTTTTAGAAGAACAAAATGTAAGCATTGCAAAAGCGGCACAGGATCAAGCAGATTTTATGGACAATATAATGAAGCTTGGGGAAAAGCCGCCACCAGGTAAATTACAAGGTGATAAGAAGCCTCTAATACCGGCAGAAAAAGAAAAAAAAGATATTACTGACGCGTTGGGAAATGAAATTAAAAAAAATCAAGCTGCTTTTGATTTATCAGTTGAACAATATCATATCGAAGAAAAGAGAATGGACTTGCTGGGTCGGCGTGGCGAGTTAACTACGGCAGAATATAACGCAGCCTTAGAAGATTTAGACTTGCAAAAACAACTGGCTGACATAGAAAAGAAATACAACCTAGATTTGTTAGCAGAAAATAATAAAAGAGGAAACCTTACAAAATCCATCAATGCTGAAGCTGATGCAGCACGCTTGCTTGCGGTTAAAGAATCACAAGCAAGGCTTCAGGCGATCAGTGATGCAAACAAATATGAATTAGATCAACAAGCGCAGTTGAGTAATATTGCAATTGCCAGATCATCAAAGCTGTTCGATCTGGAGCGTGCAGGCCGATTATTGCGTGTTGAAGATTTGCAGTTGCAAAAAGATATATTTCAAATCCAGTCTGATTTAGGTGATGAAATAAGGCGCATTGACAAGCTGCAACTTGATGACGCGGACGCACAGATTGCCAAAGCAAAAGAACTGGCAGACGCAAAGATCAATGAAGCAAACAGGCAACACGCAATTACAACGCGGGGCGGTACACCTGGCGAAGGTTTCACCGATGCAATGACAAAGGCAATTAATGATCTTCCTACTGCCATGCAAAATGGCGCCGCCATGTTTGAATCGATGATGGGGAACATGAGCAAGTCATTAACTGATTTCGTGATGACGGGGAAAGCATCCTTCAAAGATTTCGCCAAATCCATCATAGCCGACATCATGGCTATTTATATTCGATCCCAGATTCTGACCATGCTGAAAGGAATTTTCCCATCGATTGGGGGGCCATCAGTTGCACCCGAAGGCCCAAGTAATTTCTTGGGGATGTTTGGGGGCAAAGCCACTGGCGGTTATATCGACTCGCCCACAGTAGTAGGTGAAAACGGGCCGGAGCTATTCATTCCCAAAACTGCCGGCACAGTGGTTCCCAACCAGCAGATGTCAGGCATGGGGGGATCACCGCAAGTCGTCTATAAC